AAAGAATCAAGAACATGCGTTCGGTTCGACGCGTCGAATTTTTTTCGTCGGAGTCCCAACTCGTATATATACGAACGACAAAAAGAGAGGTATTTCTACCTCTCAAGTGTCCGCTTCATCGTATATCATTTCGCGCCATTCGTCTGTAACACCAAACGTATAACCAACATCAATGATACCTATACTGGAACCCAACGTAATCTCATGGCCATGTAGAACGATAGTTTTGGGTGAACGTAAGTCAACGTACTTGCTTGCAGTTCGTCCACTTTCAATCGGCGGTACGGTTGTTCCAGGAGCAAAAGCTCTGAAACCGCCATGCTCCATAAGCCAACTTATGGCACCTTTACGCAGTCCGCTAACAGTTGTGTGAACTTCTTGACTGCCACTTTCTTGATACATGTACTTCTTCGCACCCAAACTCTTGAATCGTTCGTATGTAACACCATGACCATCATTCTCATGCTCCCAAATACCTAAATATACTTTATGCCCGTCTTTGATAGCATAAGGTTTAACATCAAAAGTTTCTGCTTCTGCTCTAATCCTATCGTTCAACGCGTCGAACTGCTTTTTATACTCGCCGATAGCTTTTACAGAATCAGTATCAACTTGAACAATGTCATCACCGACAATCTTCATACCCTCATAAAGAGACGCTCTAGCGTGTGCCGTCACCCATACACCATGCTGATAGCTAAGAAAAGAATTGCGGCTATTATAATACTTATTCAAACCTTTATTAACATCAGCAATTTCGTCAACTTTCCACGGTTCATCATCTCTAGGGTCATAAATTACTTCGGCATTTAAAATGTCCGTTAACATCATACCGAAAGAAGCATTTATTTTATTCTTGAATTTAGCATATAAATATTTGTCACCATCTTCAAGGTTAGTTTTCATTTGGAACATACTCATTAGTTTGGTTCTAAATGCTTTTGACAGCATACCACGTTCAGCAATCCAAAGTTCATGTATCTTCAAATTATCAAAATCGTAAGACTCTCTGATAATTTTAAAATCTATTTCAGTGCAACACATACCAACTCTTGTGGCACTGTAAACTTTACCATTACCATAACGTCCATGTTCTCCACGTTCAATGGCACGACATTTTGCTTTGCTTATGTACGGTATGCTTTCCCACTTCTTGAGTTTTAAATGTTCACATTCCCATACTATCAGACAACATTTACTATCTAAAAAGTAATTCAGCCACGCTTCGTCGAAATTATCCGGTACGTTAATCGGTAGAAATCGACTTTGTGGAAAATATTTGGTTGCCATTTGATATGGATAACTAGATTTAATATCGAAACCGTCAACGAGGTCAATAGTCCATCCAGTGTTGATGTTATTAGAACCGCTAATGCCACCTCTACATGCTTCTACGCATAAAGCATAGGTGTGAGCGTCAAGTCGCATAGCTTTCATGTGACGTTTATAACCATCTTCTGCAAGGCACACCTCTCTAAATTCTCTTCGTATGTATCCAGTAGAGGTTAATGGAATTGTGCACAAATCGTCTTCTTCAAGACGGCTTCTGATAGCTTGACATAATCCATACACATCTACTACACAATAAGCAAGTTCCTCTTTACTTAGTGGTGTATCTGGGTAACGTTTAGTTCTATAGTTAAAATCATCGCCGCTTAATTTGAAAGCGTCAACACCTTTACTATTTTTCAGAAACTTATCTAGTGACATGTTGCTTAACGCATAAGAACAGCGGTATTCAACATCCTCTATAACGGCATACAATACGTCTCTAGTATGTCTAGCAAATACACTTTCTACTTCAAAGAAATTGCGCATGAATTGAAATTCAAATTGTAAGTTATGATCGTACACAACTAATTTTGTGCGATAGTCAACTCCCATGCTCTCTTTAAGGTTATGTAAAAATTCTTTGTATTCATCCCAAGTTCTGCCTATACATACCGTATCGCCTATACAGAATTGCCAAATATACATAAAACCAAAATCAGAATGGAATATCCCACATTCACTTTCTCGTATAGTAGTAGTTTCAATATCAAAAGCGCATTCGATATTGAAATAACTACGTTTTCCATGTTCGACGCGTTGAACATTTCCAAACTTTTCATACGGAAAATCATAAATATCGTATACTGGAATTTCCTTAACGCTTTTTGTCTGCTGAATATCTACTAATATCAATTTGCAACTCCTCCATAGTCTGTTTAAAATCTTTAAGATGTCGTCCGGTCTTTTCATCAACTGTTAAATATTCTCCCAGTGCTTTCAGCATTTTTTTCTTAGTGTTATCTTTAAGCTGATAAGCATCCCAAAGCATTTCAATAACAGTCTCGCTATGACCATAACTTTCAATACTCTCAGAAACTTCTTCATTGCCTAAAAACTTTAAGAAATTTTTAGCACGTCTATCACTTACTGTTTCATCAAGAATACCTTTCTCTCTGAATTTACGTATTCTTCTTTCAGCAATAGCTTTCTGTCCCTCAATAGTCGAACTCTCACTACCTAAAAATTTAATGCCAATTTGACTCTGTTGACTCATTTGATAATAGTCATTATCCATATTTTTTGAATAGGCGAAACGGTTGCTTTCATACATAACTTGTGTATAGTTTACCGCTGTTGCCCAGCCTATTCCATAGTCATATCCAGTTTTTTCTAAACCGATAAGACGTTTATTAACCTCTCTTGCGATTTCATTGTTAATGGAAAAGAGAAGCTGTTGAGCTTCTCTATCTCCACTTGTCGCAAGTTTCCCGTAGTCCTTAATCTCCTTGATCGAATACATACATTATCCTTTCACGAACAACTCTCGTTCCGCTTTGCGCCTGCGTACCAATCCTCTTAACATTCTACCATTTGCTTTGTTGTATAACAAAATGGCATCTGCAATTTCAGATTTAGTACGCTGTCCATATTTAAGCAATTTCTTAAGGTTGCCAGTTCCGCAATTAAAAGCGAAACTTGCTAATGCATCAAATTCATTTTGCGTCCAGTGATAAATACCATCGTAACTGTTGATAACTGGTTCGACGCGTTGAACATCTTCAATGAGAAAATGTGTGGCAACCGCTTCCGATATGTACATACCTTTCTTCACCTTTTTGGTATGTCCATATCCGATCGTCCACTTACCGGCAGGACACCGGTAAGCAGTCAATCTAAGACCCTCAAAACTCTTGATCAAATTTAAACCGTTTTCACTTGTTGTCATATATTCACTCCAAATTTCCTGCGGCTCTAAGGTGGCCAGATATGGTTATCGGACTTCTGAAGACATACTTGACATCTGTTGAAGTAAGTGAACTATTGACTACGAAGAATTTTATTCCTAAGAATCCCTCAGAAAGTTGGAACTGTCCAGCTGTCATAACTTCATCTAATTTAGTGGGTAATACAGTGTCACTTGCAGTATTTGAAAGGATTCCGTAGTTGGTATTACAAATTGTGAATTCTCTAGCCAATACGTTACTATATCCTAACAGGGCGGAAACATCCTCTCTCTTGAAGAACTCAGCATTGTTAAGCGATATATAGAATCCGTAAGATGTTGGTGTGAAACCGACTTGTGGTCCCGAGAAATTATCCGCGCCATATAAGGTGATGAAAAAAGAACCGTCACCGTGCAATTCTAACTTCACATTCATAGTTAATTTTACAGGTTCGGCATCACCAATACCACCGCCATAAGTTGATAAATTCTTCACTTCCGATTTTGATAATGCAAAAGTGAACGATTTATGCTTATAGAGTTGTGTCGCATCAATTCCACTACTGCCACCACCCTCTTCCAGTGCTGTAACTCTACCATCCAAAGAATTGATTTCGGCAGTATTTGCCGCAATCTTTCCGTCCTGTTCAGTATCTTTAGCTTTAATACCATCAATCGTAGTATTGATAGCACTAATTGCATTAGTATTCGTCTGTGTGGCACTGGACACTTCACCAACTTCAGTTTCTAATGCTGTCACTTTACCACTAACAGTTGCAACATTCGCATCAATCTTTGCGATTGCTTCCGCATTCGCAGAAATTTTCGTGTCAGCATCACTTTTATTAGTGTCAACTTTAGCCGCTAACGTTGCCAAATCAGCGGTGGTTTTCTTCTGCACTTCCTGGACACTATGTAATTCGACGTCGAACTGATCGCTTCTCGTATTGAGATTGGTAATGTCCTGAGTATGCTCGACAATCTTTTCTTCTGCCGCTGTAAGTCTGTCGTTATAACCGGCAACAATCTTTGCACTTGCCGCGCTTTCTGCTTTGGTTTCATCAGCCAACTTCTTTGCGTCAGCCGCAATGCCAACTACTTCCAATGCTTTGCTCTTCGCATCTACCATACCGTCGTCGATCTTGTTCATGGCATCATTCATCTGCGTAAGCCAACTTGTGGTGTCTTCACCTGCCCACATCGGTAAATCATAATTTGCCGTATGGTTGGTAGTTGTTACAGTACTATCTTTGTAGGGTGTATTCACTGCCATATTATCACTCCTTAATGTTCGACGCGCCGAACTTGTCGACTAACTCTCTGATAACGAGAGTGTTATTGTTAATAGCATCTGCGGTTTTCTGCATCTCTTCCTTATGCTCCTTATCCTGCTTATCCATCTTCCAAAACAAAGCCGCACACATTACAATGGGAAAACCTACTGTTGAAATTGCTGTCATAATCATCTGCACAGTATCCATAATCTCTCTCCTTAATAATATTCTACTGTGAAATTGATAGTTGCGGAATTGAAGTCTCCACCAGGGTTTGTCAGAGTAACTAACAATTTATTCTCTATGACTTCCATTCCAGTTAAAGGTGCTGTTAATGTTGCTGTATTAGCAACAAAAATTCCAGTTCCGCACATACTGAAAATTGTAACTCCGGTCGGAATTGTTGCAACTTCAATAGCTCCCTCGCTGGTATTGGGAAGAACTGTGAGAGTTCCACTCTTTCTCTTCACATTCTTTTCTCCAACGTATTTGTTGGTTGCATACTCCATGCCGTCGAATAAATAGTTATTCTTACTTATATTGATGTCAACAAGCTTCTTCACTTCGTCGATATAAGTGTTAGTCTGATTGAACTTTGCAAGTACAGTGTTCGTCTCGTCGAACCCTACCAACGTTTTATCAATGTCGGTATCATGCTGTTCCAAATTTTTGATACGATTCTCGTGGTCTAACTGGGTGTGTTCGAGATTCGTACACCTCGTCTGTAAATCTGTCACATCATGCTGAACAGCATCCATGTCAGCATTCAGACCCTCAACGATCGGTGTAAGAGTTGTCAACTGCTCCAGTGCACTATTGCTACCAGTCTCAGCGTTGTGCAACTTTTCATCAATCACGTTGTAAGCGGGATTCATGTCGTCCAAAAAATCAGGATGTTCCAGTGGTTCCCACTGGGGAAGATTGTAATTAGCTGTTCCTTTCTTATACATTTGTAATCTCCTTTCCATGCCAGTCATAAGACTGTGCCTTTACATTTTTATCATCATAGTTCTTAGCTGTCAAGTTCAACGCGTCGAACTCAGATGCCGTAAGTTTACTGAACTCACCAACCTTGAGGAAATCTGCTAACTCATAAACAGCCATTTTCACAGTGGTGTATCTTCCGCTAACAGGTGAGAACATCATATTGTGTGCTCCCAGTTCTGTACTTCCATACATCCAATAAGTCATAGCACTTATATCACTATCCTTGAAATATTGCGCGGTGATATGTGCTTTGTGCCATGCAATAGCTGTGAATCCTAAACGGTTGATGGCAATGTTGTAAATATCGTTGATCGCTCCATTGATTGTGTCATTATCAACCTTAATGGGGTTGAAGACTGGCAACTCACTTTTAGGAATATCTGCTACAGTTTTCTTCATATCAGCGATTGCTCGCTCCAGTGTCTGCCTATCTTTGCTTGAACTTGCGAGAATCATCAATCGCATTTCAGAGAACTTTCTGTCATACACTTCAAGTGTATTCAAAAACTCTTTACGATATTCTCTGATTTCATCAGCAAGAGCATTATCGTCAGCGATGAGAGAGCGAACTTCTCTTTCCAGTTTTGTGCGCACATCGTTAATGTCGTTTTCCAACATTTTAATCTGAGCCGAAAGCTGAAGCTTTTCATTCTTACAAGCTGTAATATATTTCTGAATTTCTTCGTCCATTAAGAATCTAACATAATGCGGTACGTTAGATTCGTACTTTGTAAGTCTGTTATTCACTTCAGTTATTGTGCTCAAAGTTCCCTGGTACTCGTCAACCAACTTCTTATACAATTCAATGAGTTCTCTCAAATCTGAATCGTGATAGTTGGTATGTGGAAATTCTGAATATGCCATAGTGTCACTCCTTTACCATACACATATTAAGAGATCTTTCGCGAACTCTCTTAATATCCAATCATCAATGTCGAACTGTACAGTCCTACGTTGTTTGTCAATGAGTTCCTGATATGAAAGGTTTGTGAGCCCTTTCTTTGTGTGTGACGTTTCTTCATGGTCTGTCGTTCCAGTGTCCTGACCACTGTTGTAATCTTCATTGAATGATGTGTTATCAGTTGTACTAGCAGTATCTCTAGTCTGCTCGACATCCTCACCATTTATGTTATTGAACGCACTAACAAAATGTTTACTTTCACTGTTGATAGTTTCGTCAGTTGTCGAACTTGTATTATCTTTTTGCGTGAACTTTTTAGTTCCATTAGCATCAAGATTACCAGTTTCGACTGTTGAATAATTTTCAATGGGGTCGTATTTTATGTCAAGAGTGTCGAGTAGTCTCTTAATTCTGTCTTTGTTTTTAATCCAAAACAGTTCAACATTCTTGTGCATGTAACTGGTGTCTGAATATACACATTCGAGGTCTGCATATTGTGACATTATTATGTGATAAATATTATCTTTATTGATTCGAGTATCAATGTCACTTGATTGAAAGTAGAACTCATTATTGTGTAACATCATCCACAGATTCACACTGTCCACTAACGTCATCTTTGCTCTCCTCCCTGTTCGACGCGTCGAACTGTAATGTCACATTCAATCCTACATTGAACATTGTATTGATTTTATCACAACAAATTTTGAGATTTTCTTTCCAAATTGTTGTGTTTGCTACCAGTTCCTGATTATTAGCATCCACCTCTCCGGTAACCAATCTCTCACGTTTGTCCGTGTTCGCATTATTCACGCCTATAGCTGTTAGAAATTCGTTAATGATTGTACGTTTAGAATCCTGCACCATATCCGCAATGTAATTCTGTTTCACGTTATTAAAGAACACGTTTAAACCGGTTGCGTTTAGTGCAACATCTTTACGATAAACCACTAATGGTTCGCCATTACTTATTTTGTCGTATGCTGTTTTGATTGATTCAGCTTGCGCTTTAGTCTCTGCTTCAGCTATGTATGCAACTCTACTGTTCATTAAGTTTACATCAATAGCGGCATCAGCTGAAGCCAATCGCTGTGCATAAATGTCTACAATTCTGACAAAATTGTAATAGATTCTTGACTGCGGAATCCTCTGTATATATAGGAGTTCACAATCGGTGCCAATTTTTTTATGTAGACCTGGAATCAGAGGAACATTTATGATTACATCTGTTGGATTGTTAAAATAATTATATCCTTGCAATGCGCCTTGCAATGGTAGCACTCCAAAATCTGTGTCTGATACGATTAAATAACCATATCGCAAGAGAGTGTCTCTCATATAATCTTTATCCCAGTCGGCAGGACATTCTATCTTAAAGATACCACCAACAAGTTTCATCAACTCAGTTCTATAAAAGGCGGTTCTAGTCACCATGAATGTTCCGTTTACATCTTTCGGTTTTGTTGCTGTATATTTATTCAATGATTAGTCCCCCATAAATGAAATTAGTTGATGAGTTAACAAATTGCGCTATCAACTGATGTTCAGTATCTGTACATTCAGCTTCTACCCACACTCCAGTCGCTTTCACCAATCCTGTATGAGAACCTAATGTTTCTGTTTTCATAACCGGCAATCCTATTGTTGATAGAGATGCTGACGGTGCTTGACCTATCAAATGATATATAGATCTATCGAAAAACTTATGTGCATATTGCTTCGTTGCCATAGATGACATTGAGCCTTTAATATTTGTAGTAGTTTGCATCGCTAGGGTCGCTCCTACTGCACCGCCTACATATTGCGTAGCGGCTTTTACCGCTGCTGTTGCTCCTAAGTTTCCGCCAGTAGCAATTACTGTTGCTGTTGATGCTAAAACTGAACCTACACCTGCCGCAATTCCGATACCGTTTGCGCTAGTTGCACTCACTGGTAATTCTGTTGCGATATTTCCTTGAACTGTTAAAGCGATTGCGTTACTGTAATCGTTACCTGCATGGAATATGTATGCAATGTCTCCAGTTGCTGGAGCGAATGACACTTCCATTAGCCATTCTAGCTTATCGCTCTCTCCAGTGTGAAAGAAAGAACATAGGGGCAACTGTACTACACCAACTCCCGGTAAAAATCTATGTAATTCATGGTAAGGTTCCACCATTAAATAACCGCTGTAAACAATTCCCTCAATAGTTGGCGGTGTATATGTTGTTACGTAACCACCTCTAACTTGGTCTTTCGCGACTGCCGCAGTTACACCTGTGGAATATTTACCTATAACTATTTCTGCCGAGCCCTGTCCTGCTATTGCCGCTGAAGTTGGTAGCCAAGAGCATCTTACTATTGCTTCTAATGGATTAGTAAAATAATTCTTTATTTCGTCAATTCCACTATTGATTTTCTCAACCAGTGAATTTAGCTGTCCACTTGTCAATAGGTACGTTGTTGCAAAACCGTTGCTACTTGTATTATTAGCTACCGTCAAAGTGTAAATTCCGCTACTATCCAAAACATTCGCTAATGTTGTTGAATATACAGTTGAATATATTTGAGTAGATTGTGGCAATCTAGGGTCTCCGAGATATTTATTGTAACCAGTTTGTGCATATTGTATGAAACCTTTAGCTTGAAGAATTTCTTTTCTGTATGTAGCTAAAACATCAACTTCACAATCAATCTGCCATACTAATGCACTAATGGATGTGACGTTGGTTATGAAATAATATCTATGAAAGTCCTTAATATAACAATAGTTATAATCAGGAAATTGTTTTCCCTCGAATGTGCTGTCTGCGCCTTGAATGATTAAGGTGGGTTTGATTATTGATGTGGGCTCTTTGAGATAACAAATTGTTTCTGTGATATGCCCCTCAGTGGTACTAGGAACTCTTGTAGAGTTCCTAGCCTTTGAGGTGTGCATAAGGTCAACTTGAACTGTTGCCATACGCATCCTTTCTGTTCGACGTGTCGAACTAATTGAGTGTGAAGATTACTACATTCTCACTCATATCGTTAAACCACATCTGCTTTTCATGCCAAAATGTGTTGTAATATGCTCCACGCGCATTTACGGGAGTTGTGAGAACTTTCTCTTCCTGTCTGAATGTTCCGATAGCTTCTCTATCGAATAATACACCGACAACATTTTCAATAGTCTTAACAACCTTGCTGTCGACTTTACCGATCACCTTTGAGAGTACAGCGATATCATTGATATCGTCTCCCTCTTTAACACCCTGCCAATACGGTACGGCAATATCTACGGACTTGTTAACATACTGGGGATTGAAAGCCGCATACTGTACTACAGTTTCAAGCTGAGTAATGAAATCAGCCAAAACGTAGAATCGCTGTTCACTCTTGGGAGTGAATCTGTCATAACCCTCTGTATTGAATAACACACTCATAGTTTCCATTTTAGAAGCGATGTTATTCATCATACCGATCGCAAAACGCATGAAAGTGGGGTCGAATAATGCTGTCTGAGGGTTGAGAGTTGATCCAGTCTTACTGTTGTACAAAGTTACCAGTTTGATCTCCTGCTTTACAGAAATATTGCACATCATATTGACAAGTGCAACTCTTGCAAGGTCTTCTAAAACAACCTCAATCTTATTCTGAACTTTACCGAATACCTGGTTCACAAAGGAAGCCATAGCGCCTGCATTGAGAAATGCTTCAGTAAGCATCTTCTCCTGCATTGTGATAAAGAATGAATAAGGTGTCTCCTTATCGAAAATTTTCTGCTTCGCTTTAGGATTATTGATGATGTAGTGGTCGAGAGCCTGACCATTCATCTGTCCAACTTTGTACATATCGTCAGCTACTGCGTCAGGCATCTCAACAGTTAATTTCTGAACCAGTGCGCCCCACTCAACCTGTGTTCTGTACAAATCAGAGAATTTGTTGAGATATACTCTGTAGTTATCAATGGTAAGACCGATTCTGCGTGCCAAAGTGTTGAGCCACAAATCGTTCTTACCTAAATTGGAAACTTCGTTTCCCATTGCAACCAGTGACGCGCTGTCAACTGCCGCAATATCTGTCCGTCCAGTCATCTGCTGGAAAATCTGATTACATAAATCGTAAATCTGGTTTACTTCAATCTGATTAGGCATTTGCACCATTTCCTTTCTTCGGACCGCACATTGCATATATTATCTCTTCAGGGGTTTTCGGACCCTCTGCAACTGGTGTTTTGAGTAATAATGCTCTGTTGGTCAATTTTAACTTATCTATTTGTGAACTCTGTTCTGTCACCTTGTCCTGCAACTGCTTTATCTCTTCACTCAAATCGGTGGTATCTTCATCTGCATTGTGTTTTACAGAGATATTGTTCTCCGAAACGTCCAATGAATAATCAGCTTCCGGATCAAGGTCAGATAACTGAGTAAGCACCTCTTCTAATTTAGCCATGTCGTCTCCAATCTGTTCAACGTGTCGAACTTTAAAAGGTTGACCGCTTAGAGTGGCAAACTCACTATCCCCTATTCCTAGGTATGCCCCGATAGTCCAACGTAGTGGTCGGCGGTCATATATGTTATTAGTAAATGGGCTTGTAATTTATCATTTGCTCGAAATTGACTTTGGTTAGATAGTTGTCATAAGTGACTCTATGCTCAATAACTAATATCTTGTAAAGCCAATAGAACAGTGCCCGAACCTTATCTTTCTCATTTTCTTTAAATGTATATTTAGCAGGGTTAGCTGTTTGAGAAATGTGATAAGTTCCATTTGATTTGTGCTGATATACATATATATTCGCTAACGAAATGTACGCGAAATATTCTGTTAAATTTACTTTTTTGACCAATTCAAGGTCGTTGTCCACGAAATCACCACTCAATGCTCTTTCGTTAAATCCAGTACCTGCACCAAACCGATAAATGGCAGATTTTGCTTTTTCTGCACTTACTTTATGGTCTTTATATTTCTCAATATGGAGAGAGCGGTTAGGATCGGTATATTTCTCTTGATTTTTAAAAATCATGGAGTTTAATATACCTGTTAACTGTAACTGCGCTAACAAATCACTTCCTAAATCAATAGGGTTTGATAGTAGGCACACAACCACTTCCGGTTTACCCTCGATAGCGCGGTTACGGTTTATAGTTTCGAGCATATTTAAGAATAAATATCCCTCATCTTTTAAGGGACGTTTGTTCTTATTTTCAGGAATACACTCGTCATACAATATGAAATTTACGTCTGAGAAATCTACACCTCTCAAATTTGAAAATGTTGACAAACCTGCACAATAGCCGATATGTTTAGTTTTTTCAGCATCAAGATAAAAATTTCCAAATCCGAGTTTAAATGAAAAATCGGATGTTATTTCGTAACCCTCATTCCGGTTATAAACCTTAAAGGGTGAAGCTTCGGGAGAAGCCACGGTTTCTGCTTCAGTTCTCGTTCTCCTCAGGTACAAGAACTTATTGTCATCTACAGTGTCATCAAGCTTCAATTCTCCAACACCGATCTTTTTGCACATATCTAAAGCACCGTAAGTTTTACCGGTTCCTCGACCCCCGCAGAAATAGAAAATATGAATATCTTTATCTTTGAGAAATCTCAAAATGACAGGTTCGACTTCAACGTAGAAACCGTGTTTCATACTACATCACCTGGAAAGTCAAAAATTCGCGTCCTGCGTTAGACTTTCTCTTGATCAGCTCGAGGGTTACAGATTCTCCTGCATCAAGTAATTCAATGCAATCATTCATAATATCTGCAACTGTAGCAGAAATAGCGGTGTAGCATTTTCCGTCACTGTCAATCAGTACGGATACGTTTTTGAGTTCTCCGGTTTCCTCATCAGTGTCCTCTACTACGGCCGCTTTGCTGATGTTGAATGTTTTTCCGCTGGGTTCATCTTTCAGAGGAAGACCGTTTCTCATGTTAATTGCGTCTTTTTTGTTGAAGTTCTCAGTTGCGTTGATGATTCTTTTCATGTCAAAAATCTCCTTTTCTGTTCGACGTGTCGAACCTTGCGCCCGTTATCTTTTTTTCTGTGAGACACTCTCATATTCGTCATGTTCGGGGAGTGTGGGCGCACTCCCCAGGAGACGGACATGAGTTCTATGTAAATTTCGGAACATTTTTCAACGCTCCGAAAATTTACGCTATTTTAATACTACTTGTAAAACATATTTACAATTTGTAGGAATTATCCTATCAATTTCTAATAGATACAGATTATTGTGGTCTGGTTCTTCAAGCATTTCTTTCATACCAACATTTTCTACAAACTTATTATCTCTATCATATATAGATAAAGTACGATTTGCAGGTGTTACTGTTAATAAATCGAAAATCCTCATCGTTTCGTCTCCATTCGTTTCGTTTAAAGGGGAGTGGGGATTGCTCCCCACTCTGTTGTTACTTTGTAAGTACTACATCCACCTCAGAGTTCTGAATCTGTGCAAGATACTTTTCAATCTCTTTACTGAGTTCCTTGATTGTCTTGCCCTCTGTATGGATGGTAACTGTCGGGAAACTGTCGTCGGCTTCGGGAATTTCCGGCTCCTCTGTTTCGTTCGACGCGTCGAACTGTTCAGCTTCCTGCTTTTCAGATTCAGCTTCCTGCTTTCCGCTTTCAGCTTCCTGATTCTTCTCTTCAATAACTTTATCAGCTTCTTTTCGAGCTTCGAGTACTTTCTTAATTTGTGTAGAGTTCATTTCGACAGTGATGCCCATTTCAAGAATTTCCTCATCAGTGTAATTCTTGAGCATAATGAGCGACCGCCATGCGAAACCGGCATACTTGCTATCAATGGCACCGTCTTTCTGGAATCTGTCAAAAGTGTTGATTGCATCAGAGGTTGTACCGCGACTAATGCCATGTACAGTATTTGCGTACTCATAAATATTTTTGTACCCCTCAAGCATAAACAACTCTCTTTTCTTAATCTCAGAAAGTGCTCCTGCGACAGTCCTAGCAAGTCCATCCGCTGATGTTTGACAGGTTCTAATTGTATCTGTCAGTTCAGCATATTTCGCTTTGTCGTTTTCTGTCCAAACGTGCTCATCAACTAATGCTGTGCTTTTTCTGCTCATGTCTTTCTCCTTTTCTGCCCTGCGTGGGCTTTCGTTCGACGTGTCGAACATTTGAATGTTTCACGTGAAACATTCGACGTGTCGAACAGTTGCTAAATTTTCAGACAACTTAACTAAACCATCTAAATTGTCAGACAGTTTGATAGACCGAACACGTGTGCGGTATCCAGTTGTCAAGGTTCATTCAAGGTATCTACTTCCTTACCTTGTAAGTACAGTATAGCACACCCTAACGCGCCTGTCTATAGGCAATTTGCACAAACTTACAGCCCGTCCGTTGTGCACCTTGTACAGAACGCGCGTTCGAGAACATATGTTCGTTTATTCTGTCTCTGTGCAGTGATGTTGTGATAATGTGTTAACGCTGTGTCGCGCTAGCACTTCACCGTACTAAAGTCGGGGAAACACCGATCGAACACCTGTTCGCGATCCTTT